AGTTCGGATTCGCCCATACAGAAGCAGCCAACATCAGAGCAACCGTCTTTCCTGCTTCTGTTCCTCCCCACAGATGAACGATAAAGTTCAGCTTTTTAATTACAGGAATTAGAACAGATGCAAAACTGCTTGCTAAAAGAATCTTTGCAGGTGAATCCGTTGCCCTTATCTCTTTACAGAGGTTAATCCATTTATTAAAATTTCCATAGGAGGTAACTGATTCGAACATGTGCTTAAAGTTGGATACACCATCAAACTCTAGTCCTTCCACGTATGGAGCAAATCCAAGATTCTTAATCCACCCACATCGGCTGACGGATGCTTTTACTGGAATTCGATCATAGTTCAAATTCTCAATATCATGAAGATATTTAATAAGATGCCTTGCATTGTCACTTGTTACTGCAATGCCTGCATTAGCAAGCTCCAGAATGCTGTTGTTTCCAGCTAATGTCTTTTTGTCGTATATTTCTACTCTCCAGCACTTTCCTCGCTTATAAGCTAATTTAAGCTTTTCTATGCCAGTATCCGCATTTACGAGACGCTCGATTGGAAGAATTGGATGAACACAGGCTATATCTTCTCCATAATTAGCGTTTACTCTAGACACTCCGACATCATCCGCTTCCCATTCCCCAGCAGCCAGCTCAATTGGCTGCCCAGTAAACCGTGTAGCGTTGCTAATGATTTCGCCAGTGGTCTTTGACTGCATATCTATGTATGATTTCAACATCTCACTAAAAGCACGTTTTCCATATTTTACCTTTTCGGCACGATCTGTAATTATATTTTTGATTCTATTCATCTCAAACTTATTGTCCCTGTGCGAATAAACAAATTCATAAGGCTTTTCGGTGTTGAAATCCTCTTTTGAGTATTCTGGAATATTAATGTCCAATGCTGCCACCTCCCTTCTGCTCTAGTTTTGAGATTTCGGACACAAGATCATAAATACTTTCCTGGCAAATTTTCCATTCGTCTGAATCCTCTTCGAATGCATCAATAGATAGCCTGTACATATTTAGATCATGCCTCAGTCTCTCTAATTTCTGTTTGTCTGCGCTTTCGGATCTATCTTTTTTTTGTTCTAATTTCTTTTGTACTGCCATTCTCTGGCGAAAGCTAGGCATCAGAACCACCAAGGATTTCAATAATCCTTTTTCCTGTGTCTTTTTTATCGCAAAACTCCACCTCGACACCATAACGGTCCCTGATCGTACATAGTGAACGATATAGCTGTTCACCGCTCGTTGGCGGAAAGATGCGTATCTTTTTTTCTTTCAAAGCCTGCTGCACTTCATCAAAAGGTGTGCTCCAGTGGAATCCGTATTTTTCTTTTGTGTCCTTCTCAAATTTCCACTGTCTTGGATTTTTCCAGAAGAACACATCTTCCATACTCTTAATCTGTCCGCCATGTTCAATAAGAAGGACTAAGCTAATTCCTGCTTTATTTGCTTTTATCAGCTCTTTGCGAAACCGTTCATGCTGCTGGCAGACGTTGTTGCATACTTCTGAGAGATTCTGCTTTCGGTCGATGATCAGCCGGGGATTGTCCAAAGACATATAATCCCCGACCAATAATTTTGAAGTAAAATAATTTACTCCCTGTTTATCAAATTCATTTACTATTTTTTTGATAGCCCTTGCTTTTTCCCTGCTGTCAATCTGAATATCCATTTATATTCACCCCGCTCTGCCGATTAGAATGGCAATTCCTGATCAACTCCGTCTGGAATATTCATAAAGCCATCACCACTGCTTCTTGCTGGCTGACTGCCTGGAAGTGTTCTTTTTTCCGGAACAGGAACTCCTTCTCTGATTTTCTCTGTACTCCGGAAGAAGAAGCATTTAATAGCCGTCTTTGTCTCATTCTTGTTGTTGAGATATTCTTCTTCGCCGAATACTCCGCCGATCTTCTTATTTTTAAAACATTCCGCATATCCATTTCCCCAATTGATTACAAACCCTGGATTGGATTTTTCTACGCATGTATGGAATGTTTTTAAGCCTCTATTTGTCTTTCCTTCGTTGTCGAAAACAAGCTGATAAACAATGCAACCCCATTTCTTATCTGGTCGAATATCATCCGCAAACTGCTTCTGATAATATCCTGGCTGCTTGTCTTCTGGCGCTGTATCCAGATAGATCATTAACATATCTTTCCCGTTTCTGCTCTTTGTCTCTTCTACTTTCTTAATTGTTAAAATATGTCCTCCAAGCTCTAACGGAGAAAATTCTCCATAGGGCTGTACATTGTCATAATCATTTGGCTTCATCATAATCAAAATTCCTCCAATGCCTTTATTACTTCTACAATATCATTGTCAATTTCGCTTTCTTCAAATGCCCCTAAAGGACTCTTAGCTGTACTGTTATTTGCTTGTGTCTCAAATTTATATTTTCCATCCACGCATTTACTGATCAACACCGTTGTAAATTTGCTTTCCAGGCAAATCTTATCCAGCTTTTTCCCTGATGTTTTGATCCTTGTAAACATATACCCGGCTTCATCGTGATCTGTCTGCGTATGTGCCGTAAAGATAATAGTAAGATCATCCCTGCATTCATGCGCGAGGCATACAAGGTCCCAGACACAGGCTGCTAGATCAACCCATTTGTCATAGCCTTTTTCTTTACTCCTTCTCATTTCGTCAGCTACCATTAACCCATTGATGGTATCGATCACGACCACTTTAATATGTGTCCACGACTTATCAGTCTTTTGAATAGCCTGCATAACTACAGATGTATAGTCCGTCCTGAAGTAGTTCTTGTTTGCTTCGTTGTACTGTTTCTTCCATCCCTTCCAGGAAAGACCTTTCTTATCACAGTCAATGTAGAGTGTTGTTTTTGGGTCTAGATTTCTCATTGATGTTGTCTTTCCTGAACCAGATTCGCCAGCAATACAAATAACTTTACTCATCATAGTCTCCTTCCTTGATCATAGTATATGGTGCTGCATAGATAATCATTGAACTTGCCAACTGCGTGATACTGATACTACTTTTATTGATAAACTCTTCGATCACGTCTGCCGCTTCCTTATCAATCTTGATTACTGCCCTGCCGTATTTATCTCTGCTTAATTTTTCCTGTCGCTTAACTACGATAATGTTTTGTTCCATCTATAATCTCCCCTTATCTAATCTGAATATTCTGCTTTGTTACAAGCCTTACGCCTTCTAATTCTGTTCCTGCTTTTAATGCTTTCTTAACAGCCGTCTTATCAACGGTTGGGTCCGAATATTTCAAAAATGACTTATCAACTTTATTGATATCATCCACTTCCACCGATTCTGATTTTCGGTAAGAAATACTTACTTTTGCAGTCTTGAACTTTTCGCCGTCCAGAGCAGAATTTAAATATTTCTTTAATGATTCCGCCTTGTTTCTACACGCTTTTTCACGTTCTGCAAGGTTATTCTTTTCTGTCTTGATCGCTTCCGCATCGGCTAAAAGATTTTTGATCCAGCAAGCAATACCTTCTACCTTTTCATCAAACGCAAGTTGCAGGTCAAGTAACTTGTCCGTGTCGATAATCTCTCCTGTTTCTTCATCTACGCATCCTAAGATTGCATTATTGATTTCGTATAAATTCATTATTCTTCCTCCTCCTCTTCTTTTGGAACATCAATTCCTAATACAGATGCTACATCTTCTTTATCAATATATCTCCGTCTCAGGACCATATCTTCTAACACGCGGTTTCTTGCTTTTGCAAGTACCAATTCTTCGTATTTTTCAGTACTGATTTCAACTTTTTCTCCTAATAACATTCCATTCCCTCCTGTTTTGTGCTATACTGCACTTGATTAATTATGTTTCTTGCCCTTTGGAAGTTTCCACTTCCGGGGCATTTTTGTTGTCTGTTTCTCGAAAAACAATTTGCATTCAATACAATTACATCGTTTTGTTTCTCGAATACAACGCAATACTTCCTTCTGCGTATCTTCATGAATGATATGAAGTCCGGGATCGTCCCAACACCATCCGTGTTTGAGATAGCACCAATACCCGTCCGAATCGTGAAAGATTTCATCAATTCGACCCTTATACTTTTCCGGAACTCGGATTGTTGTACTATTAATCATCTTTATCCTCCTTCTCGTTTTGAAAGATAGTAAGTATCATAATTCCACAGACAAGTAATACACCACATGCCCATGTTGGAATCTCACCCTTTAACAGAAAGGCGAGTACGATCCCTTCTACTCCTGGTACCTTTTCAAGGACTTTCCCAGCTGATTCTTTTAATCTTGGCATTTCATCACCTCCTCGTGTTCAAACATGCCGTTGCTGGACTAATCAGGTCTTGTCCGTCGTAGCGTTCGCAAGATACAACTTCATCCGCGTAAGAACAATTTGCAATTGCTTCACGTTCATTTTTTGCTGGCACAATCCTATTTACTGTCCTTATGCCTCGAGGAAAACTCCTTAAGACAGTGACGTAAAATTTCTTCATTGCACTTCCCTCCCTTCTGCTTGTCCACCCCTGCCAATTTAGGCAGATTTCACTTCTGTATAACCAACAACCTGCGCCGGCAGTAAAGCCATTTCTTTTAGGATTTTCTTATCCACCTGCTCAATTGGTACGTTTTTGTTATTGATTTCAACATATCTTTTTCCTTTTTTTAATTTCATTCACATCACCTCTACTCTATGCTATGAATTAATGGTTGTACTTGGTGACTTTCCTGTTGCTCGTTGACTTTCCTTTCCATATTTCTC